CGATCTTGTCATTGAGCGTTTTGGCGCTGAGGGTGCCGTCCGGGGCGATGTCCAGCGCTTCGCCCACTTTCACGCCGCCCAGCTGGTCCGCCGTAGCGGGCGGCAGGCTGTAAGGCGTGCCGAACTTGGCGTCTGCCTGCTCTTTGGTGTAGAAGCTGCCGGAATCCACCGCCTTGATGCTCTCCGCAAGCTGCTGCAGCTGGGCGTTGCCGCTCTGCTGCATGGCGGTGAGGATGGCGGTGTACTGGGCCAGCAGTGTCTCGGTGGGGATGCCGGTGACGCCGTCCCGCATGAGGCCGCAGACGGCCTCATCGGTGCGGGTGTCGGTGATGTCGGCGGAGGTGACCGCCGCCGACCCCGCCGGGACAGAGATCGTGCACAGGCCCAGCTCGTACTGGTTGTGGTTCTGCAGGATGTCGGGCGGCTGAGCGGCCACGGCAGGCGTGCCGGTCTTGAGTCGGATGGCGGTGAGGTTGGACGACGTATCAAACTGCAGCACCACACGATCCACCCGGTTGAGGGTGTTGTCGGCGTCGGGCACGGTCAGCACCGTGTCCTCCCGGCTGCAAACGGACACGCCTTTGAAGTCGTCGTAGTTGATCCAGGCAAGGCCCGGGGCAATGGTGATCTGCCGGGTGCCGGTGATGCTGACGGCGAAATTGCTGTCCTTTGCGTAGACGCCGGACGTGCGGGTGCACAGGTAGGTGGCTACATCTTCGGCACTGTAGGTCACGCCGTCCAGCGGATAGGTAATGATGCTCATGTGTTTTTCCTCCTGAGGATGGGGGTGCCGATCTCGGTACTGACCGTATTTTCACCCTTCTGAGACTGCAGGGTCACCGACGTGATGCGGGCCGCTGCCTGGATGTCGGTGCCGGGCAGGCTGGCCGCCACCACCTTGCCCACCGTCACGGGGCCGGTGGGGGTGAACTCAAAATTCTCCAGCCGGGTGTGCTTCGCCAGCTCCTGCTCGCCCAGCGTGCGCAGGGCGGCAAGGTACTCGCTCTGGGACTGGCCGTCCTCCTTTTTCTTGCTGGAGGCATCCAGCAGCATCTCCCGCCGGGCCGTCCCGGTGTTGTCGGTGGCCCCCACGGTCACCGTGCCGTCGGCCCCCACCACGGTGCAGATGTTCTTGTAGTCCGTGATGCTCTCGGTATAGGCCAGGTCGGTCAGGTTGCCGTACTGGGGCGCATAGCGGGCGTTGGGGTCCAGCTTGGGCCGGTACAGCTCAAACAGCAGCTTGTTCTGCTGCTGGTCGAACCGCACCCGGAAGCCGATGTCCAGCTCCTGGCACACCTGCTCTGCAATGCTCAGCAGGCTGCCGGGCTTGACCTCTCCGGCGTAGGCGTCGGCCAGACCGGCCGGGTCGCCCAGCTCCAGGCAGGGCCATGCGGCGGCCCCGGACACCAGACCACGCAGCGTGTCCTCCACGGCAAAGCTGCTCAGGGTGCCCGTGCTGACCCGCTCGTCGAGGATGCAGGCGGCGTCCTTGGTGTAGAGGACCAGCTTGTGATCGGCTTTCTGGGCCGACACGATGCGCATGAGCCGGTCGCTGCCGACCAGCCAGAGATAACGGTCCGGGCGGCAGAGGGCCTGCAGGGCGGTGGTGTCGTGGAGCTCCAGCTGAGCCCCCTGCACGTTGCTGTAGACGTTGTAGCGCTCCGGCCAGACCAGAGACAGCCAGCTCTCGATGCGGCCCAGCAGCTCCAGCCGGTCGTTATAGACGCAGAGGCTCTTGTACCCGGATGCCGTCAGGGCGGATGTGATCTCAGCCATTGGAACCCTCCGTGATGATCGTGGTAAATGCGGCATGCATGGTCAGCGACAGAAACAGCCAGCCGTCGCCGGAATCCGCCGTGCGCTGCCATGCCTGCGCCCCGTGGTATACCGTCCAGAGGGTGCTGCTGCCGTCCAGCAACGAAAGGACGTCGTAGCCTTTGCCGTCGATGACCCGCTCCACCCGGAGCTCGCCGTTTTCCCGGTAGACCTGCAGCTCGTCACCGTCCTGCAGGGTCGTGATGAAGCGCAGATATTCGCCGGTCTCCGGGTTGATGACGCCGGGGTTGACCACCTCGCCCCGGGCGGTCAGCGAGAGCTTCCAGCTCCGGGTGTCCAGACCGCTGTTGAGGATGCGGATGTAGCTGGCCTGTTCCCGGATGCCGTACTGATGCGAGGTGTAGCACACCGGCAGCCGGAACACGGGCGTTACCTTGATGGTGGCTGCCGTGGTCTTGGCCACACTGTGCCAGTAGGGGTTCGGGCAGTAGAGCTGGAAACTGAAGGTTGGCCACGGCACTGCCGGCGAAATGGCCGGGCAGCGCTGCACCTCGGCGTCACACCAGTATTTTCCGGCCACGGTCAGGCGGCCGGTGACGCCGGGAGCAAAAATGTCCCGCAGCTGGCGCTTGCAGTAGTCGGCGTTGCGCAGGATGCGCCCGGTGATGGTGCGGGTGACGCCGGAGATGCTCCGGCTGTCCACGGTGGCACCCACCTGCTGGTAGCCCTGGCTGGTCTCCAGCTCCACGGGCAGGTCGCCCAGCGGGTCGCAGCTCCACAGCACGCCGGCGGCATAGCCAAAAGCGAAGCTCTGGCCGGTGCCAGTGGTAAAAACAGCATCAAACACCCTGCAGCACCGCCCTTCTCTGCTCATACTGCGCTTCACGCATCAGGTCGGCGGCCGTCTGCGCTTTGCTGTAAATGTACTGGTTGACCTCGATGTTGGGCCGCTGGGTGCGCTGCGGCAGCGGGGCGCGCTTCTCGTAATCCCACAGGGAGCCGGATGCCGTGGAGGTCGTGCTGCTGCCGGAAGTGCCGCCGGAGATGCCGGGGGTGGTCTTGCGCTTGAACGCGCCGCCGACGCCGGCCACGATGGCCGCAATGGCGGCGGTCAGGGCCACGCCTGCCGCGATCATGAGCAGCGCCTGCGGGGCACCGAATCCGGTGGGGAACAGTGCCGCCGCGACGGCTTCCAGCATCCCCACAAAGGCGCTGCCGATGGAGCCGATCAGGGTGCCCATGGAGGCCAAAATCTCCGGGAAGCTGGAGATCAGTCCGCCCTTCAGGCCGGTGCTGATGGCAGCGGCAGCCGCAGTGAGCGGACCTTTCAGACCCTGAAAGATGCCGGTGAGGGTGGAGCCAAGGCCCTGCGCCTGCGTGATCACGTCCGCAAAACCGCTGGTCAGGCCCTTGGCAAGGTCGCCGCCCATATCCCACAGGCCGTTGGAGACGGCACTGACGCCCTTGCCCAGCAAGCCGTTGACCTGCTGGATCAGGTTCTTGCCGAAGTCGTCAATGAGCTGCTTTGCCTGCGGAGCAAGGCCGTTGTACAGGGTGGACAGCACCCATTCGCCGACAGACTGCCAGTCCTGCTTCTTCACAGCAGTCACCAGCGTGCTGAAGGTACCCACCACGCCCTTGTCGGCCTCGTCCTGCCAGCCCTTGACGAGGCCGTCAAAGCTGTTGGCAGAGGCTTTCTTGATCTCCTCGGTGATCTGCGGGACACCATCGGCGGCAATGGTCTTGACCCGCTCCACCGTGACCAGCGCCCCGTCCACGATGTCGTTGCAGGTCTCGGTGATGACCTGTTTCTGGGTCGTGGTTTTGTCGGTCAGGGTCTCGGTGATGGTCTTGGTGCTGGTGGCAATGCCGTTGACCACGGAATCCGTTGTAGACGTAACGGTCTTGGCTACAGTGGCAGCGATCTCTTCATAGGTCTTCTGGGTCTGGGCCGTGGTCTTGCCGTGGTCGGTGACATACTTGGTGACAGTCTTGTAGTTTTTCACCACGCCGTTCACCATCTCCTTGCCGGATTCGGTCACGGTGCGGGTCAGCCGGTCATACTCCTCGCTGCCCTTGCGCAGGTGCTCGGTGAGCTCGGTGGTCTGGATGGTCACCTTGCCCAGGGCGTTGGTGGTGTCGGTGTGGCCTGCGTCCTGCAGGGACCACAGCAGGGTCTCGGCGGCCTGTGCGGCGGCCTTGGTCTTTTTGGCCGCCTTGGTGGCGGCGTCCCCGGACTTGGTATAGGCCGGGACGACCACCTCCGCCATGGACTGGGCGCTGTCGGCCACGTCGGCGTTGGCGTCCGCCCAGACGGAGGACCAGTCGTTCCCGCTGGCGGTTTTAGCAATGGTGGCACCGGCGGTGGCTGCGATGGCTCCTGCACCAACCGCACCGCCTTTGCCGGTGAGGCCGTTGATAAAGCTCTGGATAAGTTTCTTGCCCCACTGCACCGCCTGCGAGGGCAGGCTCTTGATCCAGGCAAGCGCACTGGAAAAGCCGCCCTTGAAGGCGTTCAGCAGGCTGGAGCCCATGCTCTTCACGCCATTGGCCACACCGGTGAGGATGGTCTTGCCGATGTTCAGCCAGTTGATGGCCGAAATGACCGACAGCACCGCCTCCAGGATCTTTTTCCAGTTGGCCAGCAGACTGGGCACGGTCTGTACAAGACCGGCGATCAGCTGCACGATGATGGACACGCCCTGCGCCAGGATCTTGGGCATGTTATCGTTGATGACCCCGCAGATGTTGATGATGATGTCGGGCACATAGGCGATCAGGTCCGGCAGACCGGCGATCAGGCCGTTGAGCAGCTGGGTGATAAGGTTCAGACCGGCGTCCACAAAGCTGGCCGCGTTGTCCCGCAGCTGGTCTGTAAAGGCCAGCAGCTGCGGCAGAGCAGTGGAGAAGAACTCCGGGATGCCCTCGGTGAAGCCCTGTGCCAGGGAGCTGAGCAGCTCGGTGCCGGTCTGCAGGAGCTCCGGCACAAGGCTGTAAACGATTTCCGGAATGCCTGCCAGTACATTGCCGATCATGGGCAGCAGATTGTCCACAAGGAAGGTCTGTGCCGTGTCGGCCAGCGCCTGCAGCGGTTCCGTCAGATTGGCACCGGTGGACCAGTTGCCCATCACGTTTTCCGCCGCTGCCTTCATGGCGGCAAAGCTGCCGGTCAGGGTGGTGGCGGCTTCCTTTGCGGTGGTGCCGGTGATGTCCATCTCCTGCTGGATGACGTGGATGGCACTGTACATGTCGGCCAGGTTGCCCAGGTCGTAGTGCACGCCAGAGATCTTCTCGGCGTCCTTCAGCAGCCGCTGCATCTCGGCCTGTGTGCCGCCGTAGCCCAGCTTGAGGTTGTCCAGCATGGTGTAATTCTGCTTGGCAAAGCCCTGATAGGCGTTCTGGATATCCTGCATATCCGTGCCCATCTTGTTGGCGTTGTCGGCCATATCCACCATGGCCATGTTGGCAAGCTGGGCGGCGGCGTTGGTGTCCTGGCTAACGCTGGACAGCAGACTGGCCGCAAAACTGGTGGTCTGCTCCATGTAGTCGTTGGCAGAAAGGCCAACGGTCCGGTATGCCTGCGCGGCGTACTCCTTGACCGTGTCGGCACTGTCCTTGAACAGCGTTTCCACGCCGCCAAGGCTCTGCTGCAGGGCACCGCCCATGTTGATGGAATCCGAGATGATCTTGCCGATGCCGGCCGCCGCGATCACTTTCTTCAGGGTGCCGATGAGTTCCTGACCGATGCTCTGCCCGGTCTGCTCGCCAAGGCCGTCGGTCTCCTCGTCAAACATCTCAGTCAGGGCGCTTTTGATGCCCTGCGCCGAGGGCACGATCTGGACATACGCCTTGCCCAGTTCGATTCCGTCCGCCATGGTGTCAACCTCCTTTCAGCGCCGCAAGTGCGGCGTCAAATTCTTCTGCGCTGGCGTAGCTCTGCACGTTGCTGCTGTCTGCTTCACCGCGCAGGTCGGCCAGCACGGAGGGCGGCTTGGACGTGTCGTTGTGCAGCCACCAGAGCACCTGGGTCAGGCGGTCGGCGGCATAGGCCAGCAGTTCCGTCTCAAAGTCCACCGTGCGGCCTGCCGCCTTGCGCAGGCTGCGGCTTGTTTCCGGCAGGCCTGCGGCCAGGGTGGCGGCCAGACGCAGCGGCAGGGCGCGCCAGTCCAGTACATGGTAATACTGGGCAAAATCGCAGATCAGGGCGTCCTCGTCCGATGCGATCAGTTCGGCGAGGAAGCAGAGTTTTTTCCGGCTGTGAAGCTGTTCATCAGCTCACCCAGAGCGTCCGCCACCTTGGCCACCGGCACACGGCCGTCCGGGGTGCGCAGGTGGTCGTACAGCTTCTTCCGGCCCTCCTTGCCCAGCAGGCGCAGGGTCAGGCGGCTCATGTCAAAGACGTTGCCGTCCTGCATGCCGCCCAGGGCGTCCAGCAGCTCGGCGTCGTCCAGTGCGTCCTCGCTCAGCTCAATTTCAAAGCCGTCGTTGGTTTTTGCAGTGATCACGTTAGACCCTCCTTACACGCCCTTGGCGGTGATGTACTCGTAGTGGGTGTTGCCGGAAGTGTCCGGCACGGCGGTCAGGGTGGTGTTGTAACCCACCGCGCCGTTGGAATAGGTGATGTCGCCCACCGAGGTGACGGCGGCGTCCGGGATGACGATGCGCTTGTTCACATCGTCCTTCATGATCATCTCCACCACCCAGCAGCAGTCCTTCTGTTCTTTGGAGTTGGCCTTGACCGTGATGCCGGTGGTCAGGTCGCCGGTGACGTTGTCGTCACCGTACACGGCCTTCAGCACGTCAGGGTTCAGGGATTCCAGCAGGGTGAAAGCGAAGGTGTCCGGCTTCTCGGTCTGCTGGGTCAGCACGGTGTCGCCGCCCCAGGCGGTGGTGTTCTCGCTGGAGGGCGAGTTGGAGTTGGTCAGACCGTCGCTGGAGATATAGCCCAGGCTCTTGAATGCCTTGTCCAGCGCGGTCTTGGCGTCGGTGGGCAAAGTGGTGCCCAGCGGGGCACGCCAGACGGCACCGCCCACCTTGGGCTTTGCAGCGGTCACGTTCTTTGCATCTGCCATAAAAAAGGCTCCTTTCAATCAGTAATGCACCACGCCGAAAACGGCCTGATAGCGGGGTCGTTTTCGGGTGGTGTCGGGGAAATTGTAGTCGGAATAAAGGTCGCAGCGCACAAGCTGCGGCAGGTTGTCGGCGTCCTGCATGGCGGCCTTGACAAGCTCGTTGAGCTTGGCCGCATCCAGGGTGCCGTCGTGGCTGGTGGCGGCGGGCCCGTAGGACTGCACCGCGATGGTGGCGCTGTAGATGCCGTCCTCATAGCCGGAGCCGGTCTTTTCCACCACCACGAAGCGGGCGGGGGCCAGGGTTGGCACGCTCAGCCGGACCGGCACGTCCAGCCGCTCGGCCAGAAAGCTGCGGATGGTTTCTTCGATCATTTCTTCCTCTGGTAGCTCCTTACGGTGATGACCCTGCCGTCCTTCAAGTGGCGTTTGTGCTCGTGTACGGTCTCGCCATTCCGGCTGGCTGATGTGGCTTTGAGCAGGGTGTTGTGGGCAGAGTTGTCATCAACGGCCTGCGGGGTGGCGGTCTCCACCACGGCCACGGCGCGGGTGGCGGCCACATAGGCCTCGTACCCGTCGCCACATCGGTCTTTCACGGTGTCGGCCCGCGCTTTCAGCACGGCCTGCATTTCCGGGCTGCGCATCAGGGCGCGCACCCCGGCACGGTCCAGTTCAAAGCGCACTTTACTCATCCCTTACCACCTGTACCTTCTTGTTCCAGCACAGGGGGATCATGCGCTCGATGCCCTGCACGACGCCCCCGCAGGTGCGGAAGTGCTGGCCGAAAAACTCCACCTGCACGTCGTTCCAGTCGTGGGCGTCGCCCTTGGGGATGGCCAGCGTGTAGGCCAGCCGCCGGCCGGTCAGCTGCAGTTCGGTGGTGATTTCCTCGGCGGAGGGTTCGCCCACCAGCACGTTGTGCACGGTGACCGGCGTTTCGGTGTAGACCGGGGCGTCGGCCTCGTCGGTGCCGGACTGGGTCTTTTCGTACAGGGTAATGTCGATGCCTTTCAACATAAGTCCTCCAGCGGGCTGCGGGCCCCCACGCGGCTGCCCACGCCCAGCAGTTTCTTTTCCAGTTTGGAAAGATACAGCTCCCCGGAAGAGCCGCCGCTCATGGTCCAGCTCTGGGAGTAGCCCAGCGCGGTGGCGGTGCCCTGGGTGGCCCCCATGGGGAAGCTGACGCCGCCCGTGCTGTCGCTTTCGCCCAGCTGGCGGCGCACCATCCGGCAGGAAACGAGCCGTTTGGCGTCCTCTCCGGCGTCCGGGTTGTAGGCGTCAATGATGATGGCCGCCTCACTCAGCAGGGCGCTGCAGCGTTCCTGTTCGTCCTTTGACAGGGCACGGAACCCGGCTTCCACATCAAACACTTCGGCGTAGGTCATGAGGGCACCCCGTTACACTTCGGTGCGCTTGATGTACAGGGTCTGGGGCTTGGAGACCTTCAGACCATACACCTTGCGGCCCTGCACGGCGGATGCGCCGATGTACTTGCCGGAGCCGGACAGGTCCTGCAGATGGATGGGCACCTGCCACTCCATCACACGGTGGCACCAGTTGGGATGACCGGCAATGAACTCGGTGGTGGTCTTTTTGCTGGTCACGCGGGTGGTGCTCTCGTAGTCCATGTTGTTGGATTCAAAAACGTTGAAGCCCGCAATGCGGCCCACGACGCCCTGCTGCACCAGCTCCTGCGACAGGTCGCCCTGCTTGATGTAGTGCTCATCCAGCATCAGAACCTCCAGATACTCCGGGGATGCGATGAGGAAACGGCCCTCGGCGGGCACGCCCTTGCGGCCCAGCACGCGCTTGGCCTCCAGCGCCAGCTTATAGGCGTTGCTCTCGGTGGCGGCGGTCTTGGTGGCGCTGATGGTGGCACCGGTCGCGCCTTCCAGCGCGGCAATGGACTTCTTGTCGATGGACAGGGCCAGAGAGTAACCGGCGCTGTCCAGACGGTCGGCCACAATGTCATCCGGCACGCTGTCGGCGTCGTAGCCGTCGATCAACTCGTTCACGGCCTCGTCGTGGTCGATGTTCAGGTCCAGATAGGTGGTGGTGCCCGCCTCGGCAGCGATGCCGTTGGCCTTGTCGTACTCCTTGACGGTCACCTCGGTGTCACGGACCGGGATCTTGACCTTGCCGGAGGTGGGGTCGCCCTCGTAGCGGCTATTGAAGATGAGGTTATCACGGGTCACCAGCTGGTTGCGCAGCTTTGCGTCCACCAGAGTGGCCCAACGTTCCTGATTTGCATGTGCCATAAAAATTACTCACTTTCTCCGTGCTGCTGCACGGCTGTCAGATTTTCAAACCGGGGTTGCGGTCCATGAATGCGGCGGTGACACCGTCCTTCTCGCTGGGCAGGTGCCGCGGTTCACCGCCGCCGGGCAGGACAGGATAACCGGGCGCGGGTGCGGGTGCCGGGGCATCCTCACCAAAGGCCCAGGGGTTCGCCTTGGCAGCTTCGTCCAGCGCCTTGGCGATGTCGGCAGTGCGGTCGGCGGATCCTTTCAGGCTGTCCACGTCCAGCAGGGCGCGAACCGCCTTGACGCTGCGGCCCTTCTTGCCGAGGATGGCGGTGTCGAGGGCATTGTCAAAGGCAAAGCCCTCGGCCTGTGCTTTCAGGTCGGTCTGCAGCTTGGTGACCTGCTCCTGCAGGCCTGCAACGTCCACACCGTCAAATTTGGCAAGGCCATCCTGCGCGGTCTTGAGCTGGGCATTCACGTTGTTCAGCTGGGTCTGCAGGGCGGTGGCGGCGGACTTCTCCCGGTTGATGTCCGCGCCGTTCTCCTGCATGAGCCAGTTCAGCTGCTCGTCGGTGATGCTGGGGATCTTGTTCTTCACATCTTCGCGTTTCATGGTGGAAACTCCTTTCTGTGGGTAAAACCTCGGTTTGGTGACGCAGTTCTCCGTCTGCGTCCGGTTGTGGGCAGGGTACGCACTGCCCGCTGCGATGGTGCTCGTTTCGTCCTCATGCGGGCAAAATGGGCATAAAAAAGCACGGTGCAAACTGCATCGTGCTTGATACGGGCTAAAACAGGATGTTTTGGTCAGTGCCTTTACGGTTTTGTTTCCACGCTGGGCAGAATGTCCGTGTGGAAATAGAGCTTATAGTGGTACGGGTCGGTATGGGTGCCAGTAATGTCCTCCACCACATACATGGTGTAGCCGTTCAGGTAGATATAATTTTTGCGGTAGGTGTCCGGGCCAATTTTCACCGTGCAGACCAGCTCGTTGCTTGAGTTGTTGGAGATGGACATGTAGCCCTCGGCTTCCATGATGATCTTATCGGTGCGGGCGTTGTAGACGGTGATCTTGCGCTCACTCTCAAAGTAATCAGCCTGTTTGGAGATGTTGGCATTGGCCTTGTCGGCCTCCGAACAGCCGCACAGCAAGATAGATGCGGCCAACGCGATGGCGAGAAGAATCTTTTTCATGATGCTTTCCTTTCTGTTTTTGGGTAACAAAAAACCACGGTGCGTGTGCATCGTGGTTTAACGGTCATTCAACTCCCGCCGGGAGTTTTCCAAGTTCTTTCAGAACGTCATAATAACCTCGTGCAGCCAGCTGCCGTGGCGGAACGTCATCCCCATCATAGATATCTTGGGCGCATAGTTCGTCATATTTATGGTCGATAGGATGGTCTATCAGATACTGCTGCATTTTCTTTATGCGTTCCGGGGTAAAGAACTTTTCATTCGTAGAACTTGACACCGTATTCCTCCAATTCTGATAGACAGTTGCGAACAAGAAAATTCAACGATTCGGCGGCTTCCTGATAGGAAATCTCTTTCCGATCATATTGATCTGCAATGCCGTTGACGGATTCTCCGAGATCAGAAACCAGTGTTTTTACGGCTTTTGCGTCAAACGAAGCTGATTTTTCAACCGCATAAACGTGCCCATCATGGCCAACAGCTGTAAGCATTTTCAGATTTACGTTATTTGCAAAGTTACTCAAATCCCGTTGTGAGAAAATGTTACTGTCAGGGTGTGTATGGATAACAATATACGGCACATTTTGTTTTGGCACCGACACTGTTGAGCGCTCTGCTGCTCCTGTTAACTCTTTTGTGAGCGGTTTCATATTCAAATCGTATGCCCTGCCAACTTCCACTCCAAGCGGCTGCTTGGATGCGGTCATAAGCAGACGTTTGTGCGCATTTTTCAGCTGCTGTTGTCCAGCAGCATCCAGCGTGTCACAGCTGAACGCCTTGACATTGCTGATTGACTGCATTGTAACAGGTTTTGGCTCCATGTTCAAGCTAGAATAAACAGAGAAGTTTTTCCTTGCCGCATACGCCGCCCGCTTCTGGGCGTTGATAGCATCCTTCCGGGCGGCGTAGTCGATGCGGCGCATGGCGTTCACATCGCTGCCCGCGTCACGGTACTGCCGGAGGTATGCTTCCGGGTCGTAGCCGGAAACGTCAAACTCCCGGCTGAACCGCACCGCAAACTCACAATCACAGTTGGCGTGGATGTGCTGGGCGTGGCCTTTCTTCAGCAGGTTCTTGCTGGCTTTCTGCCAGCCGTTGGAAGCCAGCATCCGGCAGAACGGGCAGGTGTCCCCATGGGGCACCCAGGCCCACTCAGCACCGTCCCGGGCGGCATTGCGCAGGGAGGTGTCCGCCCCGGCACGCTTGACCAGACGGCTGACGCCGTTCGGCAGGTTGGCGGGGTTCTGGTTCTTGGTGGCGTTCACCATGCGGGCCACCTCGTTGTAACTGGCGGTCTCGGCAGGCTCTGCCGCGGGCACCAGAGCACCCTGTGCCTCGGCCAGGGCATCGTACATCTGGCAGGCCAGCTCCGCACTGCCCTCACCGTACTTTGTCACAAGGCCGTAGGCGTAGGCGATCAGGTCCGCCGTGTCTGCGGTGCCGTGCCGGTCGATGTATTCCCGCATGAGCTGCCCGGCTTTCTGGTTCAGCCGGGACAGGCGGGTGATGTACTCATTCCACGTTTTCGCTGAGATCTGCATCTTCCATCTCCATCAGCAGTTTCTGTCCGCGCTGGCGCTGCTCCTGCGCCTTGATGCGCCGGATGTCCGCCTGGTCAAAGCCGATCATCTCCAGGAAGGTGTCCGTGCCGGCAAACTCCTGCCGGGAGGATGCGATCTTGATGGCGGCGTCGGCGGTCACGGCCACGCTGGGCATGGCGGGGTTTTTGAAGTGGGCCATGATGCCGGTCTCTTCCTCGGTCAGGTCGGCCAGGCGGCAGTCCCGCGCCACGGCCTGTGCCATGCAGGCAATGGTGTGCAGGGCGTCGCCGTTGCCGGTGTTCAGCTGCTGGGCCAGAAGCACCAGCGTCTGGCTCTGGGCAAGGATGGCGTCGCTGCTGGTGGGGTTGGCGTCGTTCACCACGCCCACGTCGGTGACGGTCAGGCCGGTAGCCGCCGCAAACTGGGTGGCGGTCATCCGCATCTTCTCCACATGGGGCGTCAGGCTGCCCTGTGCCAGCTGGCCCAGGGTCGGGTTTTCGCCGGTCTCCGGGTTGGCTGTGGCGGCGATAATGGCCCCCATGTAGGTCTTGAACTTGTTGGAAATGATGGCGTCATACTGCTCATCGGTCACGCCGAGGATGTACTTCTGGGGCGTGGTGGCAAACTCCAGCGCGATGGTTGCGTTGGCTGCCGTGCGGATGTAATCGTTGATCAGAGCGCGGATGGGCTTTTTGAGCCGGGAGCGGCCGAAGGGCTTGGAGTTGGTGGCGTTCCAGATCAGCGGTTCCATCAGCGGGCGGCCCATCTTGTGGGCGTAGCGCTGCGCCGTCCAGAAGCTGCCGTTTGACTGCAGCACAATGACCGCGTCATCCGTGTAGAAGTTGACCACGGAAGGCCGCCATGTGCCCTCGAAGTGCTCATCCTTCACGGTGTCCACGATGGCAAGGCCGCAGTCGATGCGGCCCTTCTCGCCGCTCCAGAGGGCGGCTGCCGTGGCAGGCGAGTGGAACCGGATGCTGCAGCCGATGGCGTTGTCCCCGGACAGGGTGGCAAAGGTGCAGCCGTATTTCAGCTCGTCCCGGCAGGCCTTGGCGTACTGTGCCACAAGGCGGTTGTCGGCCACCAGCTTTGCAAGGCTGTCCAGACTGCCGCCGGTGCCCACAAAGCCGTCGAACATGGAGCGGGCCGCCAGAACATCCACGGCCTTCTGGCCCCAGCTGCAGCCCACTTCCAGGTTGCGCAGGCCCTGCGGCAGGGCAATGCCAAGGTTCACGTCCTGCAGGGTGACGTGGCCCTCGTAATATTTATCTTTCAGGCGGTTGCGGCTCTGGTGGTAGTTGTAGGCGTCGGCCAGATCCTGCAGCTGCTGCAGTTCTTCCGCGCTCAGGCCCTCCATCGGGCCAAAATTCAGGGTAACGAACATGGTGCTCCTTTCAGCCGATGCGCATCTTGCGGGTGAGGTCGCGGCGGCAGGTCTTTGCGCCCCACAGGGCCAGCGCGCAGGCTTCCACCGGCAGGCTGTTCTCGCCGCCAAAGCCAAAGCCGCCCGCAAGGGGGCGCTTGGTGGCGGTAACAGCGCTCTCGTTCAGGGCAGTCTGGGGTGCGTACCAGGTCAGGTGCTGCTCATTCACCGCGTTGGTGAACAGGCTCACGGCGGCGATCACGTCCCGTGCTCCGGGCCGGACGACCGCGTTCTTTGCCTTCCAGACTTCCCGGATGCGCTCCACCAGCACGTCCACGCCGTTGCGCCCGTCGATGACCACGCAGCTGGCCTTGCCGTACCGGTCGCACAGCCAGTCGGCCAGCCATGCAAGGCCCTGCCCGGTGGGCCGCAGGTCGATAAGAGAGACGCGGGCAGGGCCCTCTTTCGGGATGACCGCGCCGCACAGGCACACGGCGCTGCCGTCGGCGGCAAACTTGACGCCGTAGGCGGTCTTGCCCTCCGGCTTTTCCTCCTCGCTGGCGCAGGCTGCCCACGCCTTACGGTCGAGGGCATAGTCCAGATGTTCGGCTGCCACCGGGCTCCACCAGCCCAGGCGCTCCCGTGCAAAGGTGTCGGCGTCCAGCTGCTCGCTTTCACCCTCAATGGTGCCGTACTGGATGCGCCGCCCAAGGGCCGGGTTTGCCGCTGCCCAGCGGGCGGGATCCTTCACGTCGCCGATCTCCGGCACGCTGAACTCGAACCACGCGGCCTTTTTTGCTTCGCCGTCCAGCGCCCGCTTGCGCAGGGCGCGGAACACGGTGCCCACGGCATCCGGCCCGGGCGGCGTTCCCACATAGATGGTCTGGGGGTTCAGGCTGGCCGAAATGGCCGGGATGAAACTGCCCTGTGCAGTTTCGTCCAGCTCCTGTGCCTCGTCGAAGATGAGCAGGTCGCCGTGCTGGCCGCGTCCGCCGTTGCGGGTACGGGCCAGAAACTTGATCTTTGCGCCGCTCTTCAGGATGATCTGCTCGCGGCCCAGCGCGGTGCGAATCTCGGAAACATACCGGCGCATTTTCGGGCCCTCAAAAAAGGCCCGCATTTCCTCAAAGGTCTCGGTGGCGGTCTTTTGCAGGTGGGCCGTGTAGATGACCGTTTCGTTGAACATAAGCATGCCGGACGCCGCCCGCCCCTGCACCAGCAGGCTCTTGCCGTTCTGGCGGGGCACGCTGCCGCCCGCCGTGGGGGCAGTCCATTTGCCGGACACGGTGCGGCCCATCCAGTCATCCAGGATGTCGCTCTGCCACGGGTCCAGCACCGTGCCGCCCGCCCGCAGGATGCGCACGGCATCCGGCCCGTCAGTGGCGTTATACGGCGGTGCGATGTGTGCGGACGGCTCCTGGCTTCCCATCACTTTCCCGCTGTGCGAGGATCTCGCTGATCTCGTCCGTGTCATCTGCTGCTCCTTCGATCTCTTCAATCTCCCGGATGGTCTCCCGGTACTGCTTGGCCAGCTGCGGCAGGGTCTTGGCATCCTTGCAGCTGTCAATGTTGACGGCCAGCACGCGGGCCAGTGTTTTCAACTGCTCCAGCCGGGTGCCCCGGGCCGTGACGCTTTTCATGGTTGCCATGCCCTGACACCCCTTTCCATTTTTTCCTGTGTGTAAATCGGCGCTGACGGCCCTGGGTCGCCGGGGTCACGGGAGGGGGGACCCTCCCCACCTACCACTCGCCGTCCTGGATCCGCGGCGCACTGATGCGTTTTCCGGGCTTTTTCGGCTCGGTTTGCACCACTTTGTTGCCCTTCTGGGCATTGCACCAGTAATGTGCTGGCTGGAGATTCGTCCAGTCCTCAGCCGCGGCCCGTGCGGACGGGTAGCCAAACTGCCGCCAGCGGGACACTGGCTTGATCTCATCCACAACAAAGGACAGCGGGTGCTGCGCGTCTGAAGGTTCATCGTAATGAATTGGGCCAAGACGCCCATGACAGATGCCGCATTCGCCGCCCATCGCCCGGAGCCGGGCCCGGTTGCGCCGCCGCAGCTGGCCGTTGGCATAGCGCGGGTTGCCCATGCGGTTCACCTCCTGACAGACAAAAAAGCCTGCGCAATGGCAGGCAGATCTTGTGCCCCGGCAAACACTCCGGGGCCTTTGCAGGGGCGGGGGGTGCTTTGCGGAGGGGGCAGGGTACAAAATGACCCCGGAGTACAAACGAGGCCCGGGGGTGGTAAATATGGAGCCGTTGGCCGGACTTGAACCGGCATCGTGACCCGCCCTGACCGGACGGTGCTCTGCTTGAGCTACAACGGCATGGAATGTGCACAGCTGCCCGCAACGGCAGCTTGCTGGTCAGAATGGAAGGGAAACCGCTTGGCTATGCTGCCATGCACATTGTGGGATGATGTCCAGAACCCGCGTCTATTCAAAGGCCCCGCCGGGTACAGGCCCGGACGGTGCCGCTGGATAGCAAAGCAAAATACCCGGCTGGTACATTCAGGCTGTTGGTTGATAAAGGTTGTTCCCCTGTCGCAGCCGGGCAATACAAAAGCCGCAGGGTGTTGGATGTTGTCCAGCTCCTTGCGGCTTTCGCAGTCTAATAATATCACAGGCAAAACATTGAAAAACAGTGCAAGTTGCCCTCAAAACATGGTATTGTATTGCAAAGTGCCCCCAAAACATGGTATTTACTGGCGTTCTGGGACGTCCAGCGCCTTGACGGCTCTCTTGTGCCGTCTGTATACGCTGCTTACTTCCATGCCCATCTTGACGGCGATCTGCTCCCACTTCTTGCCGTCGATGTATCGCAGGTGCAGGATCTCGTAATCCTGTATGTCCACGGTCTGGTTCATGACGCTCAGGATCTCCTTGCAGATCCTCTGGCACTCCATCACCTGCGCGTTGGCTGCCTGCATTGCATCCGCGATGCGCTCCACAGATCTGGGCAATGCCTGACCGTCACCAGCGCCGCCGGGAACAGGGGAAAGCACCTGCGTGATATGCTCCGCGTCTGTACGGTACCGCTCTACCTCTTCCAGCTTGATCTTTTCCAGTTTTGCGGCCTTGCGGTACCGCCGCAACCATTCCTTTTTTTCTTCATAGGTCATCGGACTGCATCCTCCCTTTATTCCCCCATAAGGTTGTCCCTCAGGTGAAACATATCCAGCTGCGAGGTGTATGCGCTAAAGCGTTCCTCTTGCCGGTCGAAATACTCTTTGCAGAGCTCAAACCCTACAAAGGACAACCCGGCATTGTAGGCTGCAATCCTGCTGCTACCGCTGCCGAGGTGTGTGTCAAGCACTTTCCATCCCTGTTTGGCGTACCGCTGGAAAATCCAGTCATACAGGGCAACAGGCTTTTGCGTCGGGTGGATTCTCTTCTCATTCAGGGCCTTGTTTCCCTGCATGATGTACCCCTCTGAAATGCTCTTTCCCTGTAGCATACCGTTCCACATGAACCGGAACAGACGCACGCTGTCAAACAGATCTGTTGCAGCAAGCTCACAATCCGAGAAACTTGTGCTCTGGTTGCATTTATCCCACACGATCCTACCGGGTGCAAACTCGTAGTCGAAATAATTGCAGCCCCAGACGATATAGTGCGCAGCTACCCGGCGCAGTTCGTCAAAATAAGCCTTGCCCGGAACCGACCACGATTCCGTCACAGGGTAGTCAATACGGTGAACGCCGATCTTGCTTGACTTGCAGCCATAATACCCGCGGCGCTCTGGGCCGGAAAAGTATGGAGGATCTACAACAGCAAGATCAAAATGCCCGTCAGGAATTTTCGCCATACCCTCCATGCAGTCCATGTTGTAGCAAACACTTATGTTTCCATCCATAGCCCGCTCACCCCATAGAAACATACCTGTTTTCGCACTGGAGGTTGTTGCAAAAACGCTCGGCTCCAATGACTTTCAGCGGCTTGCCACAAAACGGGCAGAATTTAGGCACCCCGCGTGTCTGGTACGGGTTTCCATCTGCCTTTGTTCCACCCGCTTGCAGCAGGTGAGCCATACACGCAATAGAGCCGGGCTCCACCACCGCCATACAGTTATGGCGTGCCTTGCAAGAACTACAATCCATTTTTGCTTGCCTCCTATACCGCCCCGCCGGGCGGCCTTTTGTTAATTTGCGGTCACACAAGTAAAGTGCTGCGTCATCTTGTCAAATTCCAGCCCTGCATTGCCCACGCGACCCTCTTTGTTCTTGGTCAGGCGGCTGAAATAGGTGTCACCGTCAGCTGACAGCAGCAAAATGGCATCCGCGTCCTGCTCGATCTGGCCGGATTCACGCAGATCCGCGTTGGACGGCTCTGCCCGTGCAGCGTTGCGGTTCAGCTGGGCCAGCGCCACAACGAGGATGCCGGTTGTCTGGGCCAGTTCATGCAGCGCAATGGAGATCTCTGTGATTGCATTGTACCGGTCACTGCTGCCACGCTCATGGATCAGCTGCAAATAGTCCACGAAAATGATATCTGCTTTCATTCGGAGGGCCTGCGCCTTGATCCACGCCACGCCCTTGCCAGCTGCGGAACGGATGAACAGCGGCCAGCGCTTCATATCGGCCAGCCGGTCAAGTTCGTTCATGGACAGCGTTTTATTTTTGACCGCCGAGAGAGGAGCATACAGCTGGTTGGCAATCAGACGGGCCTGCAATGTGGCCGGGTCTGTTTCCAGCGAGAAATAACACACACGCTTGCCCTGCTTGGCCATGCCAGCAGCAAGCTGGAGGCTCAGAGCAGTTTTGCCTGCGCTGGGTCTGCCGCCGATCACGAAATAGTTGCCGGGCACGAGGTGCAGGTTTTCGTCCAGCTTGGACAGGCCGGTGCGGATGTACTTGGGTTTCTCGTCCAAATGCCGGATATAATCATCCAGCAGATCGCCCACGCTCTGAAAATCGTTCTTTTCAGTGTGGATATCCAGCGCCTGCCCCATCTGCTGGTAAAGATCCGGCAGATCATCAAAGGCGGTTGCAGCATCCACAGCCCTAAAGGCAAGGCTCTGGAAACGGGCCTTTGCGGCATCCTCCATGATGATCCGCGTCCACTCTTCCACGCGGTCACGGGTCAGCCGGATGCACTCACTCTCACAGGAGGCCACGCAGGACAGCAGGTTTTGCTTTTGGTCTGGGTATTTTGCCGCGATCTGCATGATATCCAGCAGGCCCTTTGTGATCCAGAAGCCCTGCACCGCTGCAAAGGTTGGCTGCAATTCAGGTCGGAAATGCTCAATGCTCAGCTCCGGCAGGGAATACGGTGCCAGCTGATCGTCCATCAGCAGCGCGCCGATCAACACGCTTTGCACATCCATCACAGATCCTCCCATGTACGCCCGCCATACGGGGTTGTAGGCTGTGCAGCGGGCTGGCCCCACTCTTTCCGGTTCCTCAGCCAGTTACGCGCTGCCGCTTTCCAGTCCTTCATTTTGGTTTTACCCACGATCCACCCGTTAGCCTCGTACCGATCAACGAACTTGTCAGCCTCGGTCTGAGCATCAGCAGGCGGGACACCACGCTCCCGGAAGTACGCTCTGACCTGTTCCACCGTAGGCGGTGAAAAACGAGTTGCGGACGGCCCTTTATTCTCGCTTTTATTATTATTTTCTTTCTTGGGTGCACATTCTGCACCGGTAGAGGTGCACTTTTTGCACCCATCAGAGTGCACATTATTCACCGGTGCATTTTCTTCACCGGTGCACTTTTTGCACCCATCAGACGCAGAAGCACACGCCGCCGGGCGAAGCGCTGCATACCGGTTTGTGGGCCTGCCGTTTACCGGCTCAGTCCACTTGCGGATTAGGCCGTCCTTTTCCAGTTCAGCCAGCAGGTTCAGCACGGCCCGCTTGCTCAGCTTGAAATACTCCACAATGTAGCTGACAGAGCCATAAAAGCAAGACTGTTCGTCCTGTGAAAAACCCCAGATCAGGGCATAGATCAGGAGTTTGTTGCCGTTGAGGTTGTAGTCTGTGACCATCCACGGCTGCACCACAACATATCCGTCTTTTCTCATCCTGCTTGTCCTCCTGAATTAAAAGGGGAGATCGTCATTGTCATCGATCACGGCAAAATCGTCCACGCCGCCATAGTTGGCAGGCGGGTCAGCCTTTGGCCATGCCTCAGAGCGCGGGGCAGCCTCGCCGCCCTCGTCCACCGGCTTGCTGGTGCCCTTGGAGCCCGCAAAGTTGATATTGTCGGCCACAACGGCAACGGATGTACGGTTGTTGCCGTTCTTGTCCTGATAGTTGTTGGTCTGGAGACGGCCATTGATGGCGACTAGACTGCCCTTCTGGAAGTAGCGGCACACAAAATCCGCCTGCTGCCGCCATGCCACGATATCCACAAAATCGGCCTGACGCTGCTCGCCGGGCTTTGCGAAATTGCGGTCACAGGCAATGCGGAAGCGGCAGACATTCACCCCCGCCGGGGTGGTGCGGAGTTCAGGATCCGCCACAAGGCGGCCCATAATTGCGATAACATTAAGCATTGATATAGTCCTTTCCAACGGCGGCCATCCATGCAGCGTGTGCGCCGGGGCCGTTCTTCTCCTCATATTTCGCCTGTGCAACAGCTTTCAGGGTCTGGGCGCAGGTGGCGTTATAGTGCGGGCTCATGCCCGGCTCATTGTGGTGCTGGTGGCACAGCCAGACCTTGAGGCCGTGCCTCTCCGAAAAGCTGCGCAGCGGCCCATTGAGGACATGGTGCTCCTCCAGCCCGCGCGTGGTCTTTACCGCGTACCAGCGGCGGCAGATGTAGCACTCCTTTTCTGCCTGAATGATGCTTTTAGACAAGCGGCACCCCATCCTTTTGCGTGCTCTCATAAGCCTCGCGGTATGAGTGCACATTATCGACCTGATACTTCTGGCCGTTGAAAAGTTTAACGGTGAACCCATCAATGAAGTCATACCGCCGGGCGACGTTGATGCACTGCGCCAAGCCCCGTGCGGTGTTCCGGTTGACTCCGTGAGCCATCAGCAGCTTGCAAAAACGCTTGCGGGTCATTTTCTTGGTCATCTGTCAAGACTCCTTTCCAATAGCGCCCTGACCTCTCTGGATCCGGGCATACATTTCGCCGTAAGGGTACAGCGTGGCCTCCGTGAAGCACTCGGCTTTTTCGTTGTAAGACCATCAGGATGCCCTTGTGCCCCTCAGAGTAGTGGCGCAGTTCGATGATGGTACGGACAGCCTGCCGGATATCGCGAGCCTGTGATTTGTGCTGCGAGATCATCAGCTTTTCAAAGCGTTTGCGTTTCATGGTTCACTCCACTCCTGCCAGTAGGCAGTCACTAAGGGATCACTCACGCCCATCTCGGCAAGGCGGTCAAAGATCCCGTCTATCATGTTCTTCATTTCTTGGGTGGTAAAGGTGGAGCTGCCCTGTGTGCACTTGACCGTGCAGCGGTTGTTATCCAGTATCTCCACCAGATGGACAAGCCGGTAGCAGCCGCGCAGGATATCCAGAGCGCCCGCCGGGACTTCCAGATAATCCACCTTGGCACCGTACTTCTCCAGCATCTCCAGATAGCAGTCCTCCGGGGTGACGCCGCCGGTGCGCCCGCCGTTGTAATGGTCTGCCATGATGGTGAGCAGTGCCCACATGAGGCTGTTCTGGGCCGTGCTGCGCTTGTGGTGCTCTGGCTCCACGGTCAGGGTCAGGCGCAGGGGCTTATCCTTGGCCAGTTCATCCAGCCGCTGGAAGAGCTGAGTTTCCACAAATTCCCCGGCGCTTTCCACGGTCAGCCGCCGGGTGGCCGGATCGTAGACCACCGGCAGCCTGCCGATCACTTTTCCCATGTGATCTTGCGGCCATCCTTGTCCGTGAACTGTACGCTGAGGATCTCGCCGGTGTCCGGGTCGCGCAGGAACTTGTCCACGGTCAGGGCGGATGCCAGCCGGTAGCCCACGATCTGGGGCACCTCATCCGGCTTGCGGCCGGGCTTCTGGACGCTGGAAATGGCCACCTGATCGCCGCGCAGCACAATGGGCGGCAGAGCCAGCACGTCGCTGCCGACACCCCACAGCTCTGCCGCTGCCACAAAACTGGTTTCTTCCTTCCAGCGCTCCGGGCTGCCGGGGTGCTTACCCTCAAAGGCAGCGGCATCCCGGAAACAGTAGTCGCCCATGTACGGGTTAAAGACGCCGACGGCACACCAGAGCCGCCCATCGGCAAAATACCGGCGTTCACCCCAGCCCAACGGGCCGAAGGTCTCGTTCAGGATGCAGCGCACTGCTGACGGTCTCGGCATGAGGAAAATCTTTACGGCATCCTTGGACACCTCGCGAACGACCGCCACAGCCTCTGCGGGATGCGTCTGACGCGGTTTTGGACATTCAAAGGGGAACTCTGTACCACCTGCGCCGCCGGGCGCTCCTGTGCGCTCTGGGCGGGCTTTCTGCGGGTGGTGCTTTTCGCGTTACTTTTTGCGGTTGTAGACATTCTGCAAACGCTCTCCTTTCTCGTTGTAGGATCTCGGATCAGCCAGCGGATGCAGCCAACCATATTGCAAGGCTGCCTGTGCGGCCGAACGTGCCGCCGGGGGGCTTTCCAAAGATCATTCATCTCGTCCGCGGTCACGCCGCAGGCAATGTGGGTGTGCTTGGTGCAAGTCACCATGCAGATGACCACACCGTCCGCCGTGGTCGCATAGACCGCCGGCGGCATCAGGCTCCGGATCTCACAGAGCAGCTTGGCCTGCTTGGTCGGAGCCATGGCCCGGGGCCACAGCCAATCCTCGTCCAGCAGCCACACGGACTTGCCGTTCTGATAGACCTTTTGCGCCTGCGGCCATGCGTTCGCATAGATCTTGCGCATGACCGTGGCATGTGTTTTGCCGTGGATCTCTGCCCACTCGTCAACTGGTACCATACGGCCCATCAAAATCACCTCTTTCTGTGCTTTGTACACTGGCAATGGCTTTTGTTTTACCTCCTGCCATCATCGGAGGGCACCGGTCAAGCCGGATCAATGCTCAAAACTTTGCATCCAAGAATCATATACCGGCCCATCAGGTGCTCCATGGACCACAGGGAAGTATAAAGGCGATCACCGTCAAGCGTGATGTTCTCGGTGCGATTATAAGGCGTTCGGACACGGAGTAGCTTGTCCGCGTCCTTGTCCTCCAGCGTGAGAGATATGGCGCGCTCACGGGGCGCAGGGTCATGCGGGGCGTCATACGATTCGTATACGATTTTTACGGTTTTCACGGGTATGCCTCCAATCTCTGGATGTCATAGATTGAGTTGTACAGGTACTGCCGCCCGCCGCGCAGGTATTCGAGACTTTGCAGCAGCATTTCCAGATGGTACAGGGCAGGCGGCGGGTTGCTGCCTTTGAGGTGGTAGTGAAGCCAGTGGATCAGATCGCCAAACTGGGTGCTATCCATCCGCAGGACAGTGGACGCCTTGAAATTATGCCCGCGGCCGTCCGTTGCATAGTAGAGGATGCCTGCATATTGCAACTGGGCCGTGTCCATGGTATACTCTGGTGGGAAGTCATCCATGTTGGGCTTGTCCGTGTTGGCGCACGGGCAGGCTCTTTCTTTTTGCCTGGTCATGATTCAAACAGCTTTTTGAGGAAAGCCGCCTCCTTGCCGGAGAACCCGCCGGGCACACCATCCTGTTCCAGCTTGTACAGTGCAAGGGCAGCGCTCTCCATGGCCTTGCCGAACTTGTGGCTCATGGTGCTGATCTCCTCGTGCGTCATATTCTTGCGCAGGCAATGTGCAAAAACGTTGACGGTCGTGGTCATCAGGGTGTTAAGAGCGACATGCGGGGGCATCTTGTCATCGTAGTGGACGGAGATCAGATCGCCCGGTTCCAAGTCAATTGTGATCTTCATACTCAACCCTTCCTTTTCATTTTCTCCCAGCTTGCGCGGGAGACCTTTTCGATGTGGTAAATGTACTTGTTGTTGTGATGCTCTCTCGTGTGGGTGATCGCGCTGAAAAAGCTGTGCTTGCTGGCATAGCCCATCTGCTGCACGATCATGTCCGCGGTGCCGCAGGCCACGATCTCGTCCGTCTGGGCGTCGTAGATGGTGTACCAGTTGACCGATCGGGGCCCGGTCATGCGCCGCGGCTGCTGCGCTCCGGCAGGGCAGGGTACTCGTCGTTGCGGGCGTGGTTGCGGGTGATCCGGCCATAGCGGCCGCCCTTGCCCTCCCGTTCTTCACGGTCCTGTGCCAGGAAGCCCAGCTTCATGCACAGCAGCCCCAGCAGGACCAGCACCACCGCTGTGGTGAAGGTGTTGCCATTGATCGCGCCGCCCGTCTGTGCGGCGCCCTCGGCACCCATGCCCAGCACCAGACCCACACTGCCGCAGGCCACGGCCAGCCAGTGCCATACTCTTGACTTAATCTTCATCGTCGTCCTCCTCTTTCAGCGCGCGGATCGTGTTGTAGAGCAGTCCAGACGCCCAGCCCATCTGCCGCTCAAAATCGTCCGGGAAATAGCTCTTCAGAATCTGGGCGATTGCGCACACCAGAAGATGCAGCACGTCGCTGGGACCACCTTCGATCTTGATGGTCGAGTCCTCACTGTCGATGTAAAGTTTTGCCTTCATGTTCATGCTCCTTTCTCAACCTTCGGGAAGAAATACTCTCCGATCTGCTCCTGCGGGATGTGCAGCTCCCTGCAAATGGCGGTGATTTCGTAATGGCGCCACTCATTGTTCTTTTGCTCCGGCTTCGGGTTCAGGCGGGTGGACAGGGTGCTTTCACCCATGCCGACCAGCTTGGCGAACTCCCGGTGCTCAAACCCTTCGTCCTCGATGAGGCGGGCCAGCTTCAGGTAAGGGCTTCTTGGCTTTCTCATGGCTTTCATCCTCCTTCTTTTTGCGGATGTGTTCCAGCCGCTCCGGCTGACGTTTTTCCCAGCGCTGTTCTGCCCAGCGCTTGTTGCGGCCGTTCACTGGGCGGCCTCCTTGCCGGTAAAGCCCATCGCCAGCAGCGAAAAGCCGTCCCGGTTCATCAGGTACATGGGGTACTTCTGGTGGTTCTGAGGGTGGACGTACTCGGTCTTGAAGAACAGCGGGGTGTCCCCATTTTTGGGGAAGCTCTTCACGATTTCCGCGATGTCGCGGATGACGTGGTCATGGCGTTTGCCGAAGCGCTTGGCGACGTCCCGGCTGGATGCCACCGGTTCGCCGTTCTGGGTGGATAAGATGATGTCGTTCATGGTGAAGATGTACCTCCTTATTTTCGATGTGTTTTGATATAACGTTCGATTCTTTCGCACACACGGCAGACTCCTGTATAAAATTTGACTTTCTGCTCAGTGACGAGTATTTTAATAATCAGAATAAGTTTGTCCATAGAACCTCCCAAAGAAAGGAATGATAAGATGAGTGATGAGAAGAATAGCGGCAACACCTTTAACATCAATGCCGTACCAAGTTGCATTGACGAACCTGTAAAGGCTGTTCTGAACCCCGGTGCTAATCAGATTGGAACTCTTTTTGGAGATCTTCTTGCAATGGCAACAAGCAAAATCCATTTTTCAGCAGAAAAGATGCGGCTGCAGCAAGCGCATGACTTGGAGACCTTTAAAAAATCACTGAGTGACAAGTTGAATGCGAAACCGAAAGAATGCTTGGTTGAACCTCGTATGCAGGTGGTAGGTCCTGCTGTCGAAAATGCCAAGTACTGCATGGATGAGCCGAAAATTAGAGAAATGTTTCAGAATTTACTGGCAAATGCAGCAGATGAACGTTATCAAAGCAAGGTTCACCCTTCCTTCTCGGCGATAATTGCGCAGATGTCTCCTCTGGATGCAGAAAACCTTTCACTGTTCAGAAAAAAAGAGGTATACCCAATTGCCAGATATAAGTTCAATCTTTCTGGTGGTGGCGAGTATGTATCGTTCACACACTGTTTCTTGGTAAACTCCAAAATGAAAACAGCAGATGAACTGGAATTGCAAGCCGCGTCGTTGAGTTCACTGGAGCGCCAGGGGCTGATAGAAATCATTTATGGACAGCTTTTGTTGGACAAAACGGTATATGAGCCATTTGAAAATACAGAAATTATGCAAAGGTCACGAATTACACTTTCTATATATCAAGCAATGGAAAACGAGAATACTCCCTGATGATATGAGACACACCTCTGTAACACAACAAAATGGCATTGTGAAATTAACGCCCTTCGGAAAAGAGTTCACTCAGGTATGCTTTTCCAGCTGAACTTTCCGCCCAGCGCTCCTCTTCCACAGGTCCGCTGGGCTTTTTGTGGCTCTCCATCTTCTTCACTTCCTTGTGTGCACCTCGCTCCTGCGGTATACTGGAAAAAAACAGGAGGGATCATATGGATAGAAAAGAAATCTGCGATGCAATCGTTCTGACTGCGGCCGAGAAAAAGCTGCTGAAAGAGATTTACAGGAATCCGCACCGGAAATGTGAACGGGCAGAAGTGGAAGCACTTGAAGAGGTAGGTCTGGTGGAACAGGACACGGAAAAACAACCAAACTTTGGCGTTCCATTCCCAGTTGGGACCTACTATGTATCAGACTTCTATTTTGTGTACAAAGAGTACCTGCGGGACAAGCGCCGGGACATGACCCTGCAATCCCTCTGGCTGCCTATTGTGGTCAGCATCATTACCACCCTAACAGTAAACGCACTACAATGGTTGTGGCCGCTGCTATTACAATGGTCTTCCAGTTGTCACTGAGAAAGTCCTTCATGAGATTCGCCTCCTTTTAATGCAGGAGATTCTTGACTGTCTCAAGAATCGGAATGAGGTCGCTGCGGAGACTCAGGATGCTTCCGTAAACGCTCTCGAAGTTGCCCAGGAGGATTTCGAGGGTGCTGTAGATGTCGCTGATCTGCCAGACAATTCGCAAGAGCAGGAGACTTTGGACAAAGCAGGCGACGCTGAGAATTAAGCTGCTTCGTTTAAGTTTTTGAATCTCGTCCTCCATAACCCGGCCTTCCGTCTCCAGCGGTTCGCCGGGCTTTTTGCTGCGTTTCATTTTCCGTATCACCTCCGTATGCTTTCACGGGACACTCCTTTGAAATGTCACGATAAGTGACAAAGTTAAGCGAAAAAAATCTCGTCAACGGTCTTGCCGTAGTATCGAGCGATTTTTTCCTCATTCTCGTCACGGGGAATGCGTGCACCAATCTCGTACATAGTGAGGGTGGAGAGGCTTAAACCCAGCGCAACCGCTACACTTTCCCGACTTCTTTCCCCTCGGAGCGTAACGAGGTTTTTCGCAATCTTGTTGGAATCCATAATTTCACCACCTTTCGCATTGTCACAAAACGTGACCGCTTGCCTACAGTATAGCACCGTCACGCAAAATGTCAACACGTTTCGTGACAATTCTTCTTGACTTTATCACGTTTTGTGATATTCTTGCCATAAGAACGTTATGGAGGTGAACCATGGCAAACTTTGGATCTATACTAAAGGACTTGCGAACGTCCAGAGGGATAACGCAGGGAGAACTTGCAACGATGCTTGAAGTTTCGCGCAGTACGGTCGGAATGTACGAAACTGGTGGACGTGAGCCTGATTTTGAGACCATGGAGGCTATTGCTGACATCTTTAATGTCGATATGGACTATCTCATGGGAAGGTCTCAGGTGGAACGAAAGCACCCGATATCCCCACCTCGAAAAGAAATCCCGCCGGGATTCCAGCCGCTGCCGGAGATGGCACAGGTGCCGCTGATCGGCTCCATTGCGTGCGGTACACCCATCACAGCAGAGCAGAATATCAAGAGCTATATCGGCGTGCCGGCAGCGTGGCGGGCGGATTTTGCGCTGGAGTGCCACGGTGACAGTATGGCTCCCACCATCTGCGACGGCGATGTGGTGTGCATCCGCAGCCAGCCGGAGGTGGAGCAAGGCCAGATCGCCGCCGTGCGCATCGGGGAGGAAGCTACATTGAAACACTGCTACTACCAGAATGGGGTGGTGCAGCTGATTGCGGACAACCCCGCCGTCTGCCCGCCGATGGTCTACACCGGCCCGGATTTGGAAGATATTGAAGTGGAAGGTCTGGCCGTCGGCTTTTGCCGGGGACTGGTTTGAAGCCGGAGGAACCATAATGAAAAGAAAAATTCTCTTTTTTGCTGTGGTGTGCACAACAGCTTTGTTTTTGGCAGCTTGTGGCGGGAACATGCAATCGGTTTCTTCAAGTCCGTCAGCAGCGCAGGCCGAAGAAGAAAAAACAATTTACTTTAAAACAGACAAAGGTCTGAATCGTTTCTTTTCTGAGTACGCATCCATTGCGGAATATCCGTTTGAGCCGGACGATATAAAACAGGGTAATATAAGGACAAAGGCATTGGTTTCTACGAGTGATCTCTATATTGAGCTGGTCAACAGCAAGAACGGGTTAACGATTTGTATTGACGATGGCAAAGAAATGTCTGATACACTGTGCCCTGTTTTTCGTGATTTTCTTCGGGTGCTGGATGGTTCGCTCTCGGACGAACAAATAGAACAGGCATGGGCTGATATCAAGGAAATTGGAACAAAGCATCACAATGATGGCGCTTATACCCTCGGAAATTTAAAACTGACGTACAGTGATGTTGAATTTCAGGGTGCACGTCAGGTGAAAGTCAATATCTATGCACCGGAATACACAGAATGATGAAACGAGGAGCGCGTTTTTATGGGGCTGCGTTATCGGAAGAGTGTAAAACTTGGTGGACTGCGGATCAATTTCAGCAAGTCCGGCGTTGGTTATAGCTACGGCGTAAAAGGTCTGAGATACACAAAAACAGCAAAGGGAAAGGATCGAATTACCGCATCCATTCCGGGAACAGGTGTTTCTTATGTGTCTGAAAGTGGAGAAAAGCGCAAAAGTAAAAATGCGGCGGAAAAGTATCAACCAATTCAGGAGCCTGTAAAAAATATTAAGATGCCGCTGGCATTAAAGATTCTGGCTGTAATCTGTGGCAGTTGCTTTGCAGCGTATTACTATTTTGGTCAGGGACAGGAAATCTCAATTGCCATTGCGTCAGGCGCTTTGATGGGCGCTTTGGGCTATCTTGGAATTTGTGTTCTCTATGGAGCCGTTACCGGGATAGCTAAATCGGTATTTCATAAGGATATTTTACCGAAAAACAACAAGAAGGCTGTTGAAATATCCGAATCTGACCAGAAGCAAGTATCTGATGAAGCGGAACCGTCCAAAAAAGTAGAGCGTAAAAATAAAGGCAGGAGCATTGTTCGCATTCCGGGACATTACACCGTTGTGGACACCGAAACAACAGGCCTTAGCCCGCAGACGGACAGGCTGATTGAAATTGCCGCAATCCGCGTTCGTGACGGCAAAGAGGTGGCCCGGTTTGAAACATTGGTAGATCCTGAGCGTGACCTCAGCGATGAAATCGTAGAGCTGACAGGAATCACCAACGCGGAACTGGAGGATGCCCCGGACCAGGAGGATGCATTGCAGCAGTTCTCGGAATTTTTAAAAGATGATATTATTGTGGCCCACAATGCGAACTTTGATGTGAATTTCCTTTATGATTCTATGGTGCGGTGTGGCATGAAACCAATTGAAAATAACTTTGTTGATACGCTGCGCCTTGCAAAATGTGTCCGTCCGGGACTGCGTAATTACAAACTGGCTACACTTTCAAGAGAATATAGAATTCCGCAGCCAACTGCTCACCGTGCACTGGCAGACTGCGAGACCACGTTTGCTGTGCTCCAAAGGTTGGCTGATGACGCAGCAGCGCAGGGGATTGATTTTAAACAGGTACAGAAAAAGGGCTATACATCCCGCTCAAGGGTTGCGGGAATCACAGCCGAGCCAGGGCACGAAAATCCAGCGAGCCCGCTGTATGAAAAGTATTGTGTTTTTACTGGTGAGCTGAACTCCATGACGAGACAGGAAGCAGCTCAGACGATTGTCGCGATCGGCGGACATTGCACTGACAGAGTGACCAAAAAGACCGATTACCTCATTACAGGACAAAATGAATACTACTCAGATTCACTTGAACGTAAAACAATCAACCGGAAAAAAGCCGAAGAACTTATGGAGCAGGGTGGAACGATTCAAATCATTACAGAGGATGCTTTTCTGGAAATGCTGAGACAGTAAAAACGCCCGCCGGGTACCCCATGGTCTACTCCGACCCGGCGCTGAACGATATCCACATCGAGGGCAAAGCCATGGGCTGGACGCACTGGGGGGTAAGGAGGATAAAATGGAAAACAACTTTCAGTTTTTGATTTACCGTTCTGCAGAAGAAGATGTTTCGGTCAATGCCATCGTGAAAGATGAGAGCATCTGGCTGACGCAGAAGGGCATGGCGGAGCTTTTTGGCGTGCAGCCTGCTGCGATCAATAAACATCTTGCGAACATTTATGAAGAAGGTGAGTTGCAGACAGAAGCAACTATTTCCAAAATGGAAACAGTTGAACAAGAAGGCTCCAGAATGGTCAGCAGGGAACGGATGTTCTACAACCTCGATGCCATCATTTCGGTAGGCTACCGGGTCAATTCCCGCCGGGCAACGCAATTCCGCATCTGGGCTACTGGCATCCTCAAAGAGTACATGACCAAGGGTTTTGTTCTGGACGACGAACGCCTGAAGCAAGGCAAGGATGCTTTCGGTAAGGACTACTTCCGCGAACTGCTGGAGCGTGTCCGCTCCATCCGTGCCAGCGAGCGCCGGATCTGGCAGCAGGTGACGGATATCTTTGCCGAGTGCAGCATCGACTATGACCGCAATTCTCCGGTAACAAAGGACTTCTATGCCATGGTGCAGAACAAGTTCCACTATGCCATCACCGGCCAGACGGCGGCAGAAATCGTGTACAACAAGGCCGACCATACCAAGGAACACATGGGGCTGACCACATGGAAGAACGCTCCGGAGGGCCGGGTGCTCAAATCGGATGTTTCGGTGGCCAAGAATTACCTGTCTGAGAAGCAGATCCGCCAGCTGGAGCGCACGGTGTCCGGTTATTTTGACTACATCGAGGATCTGATCGAGCGGGAAAACACGTTCACGATGGAGCAGTTCGCGGCCAGCATCAACGAGTTTCTGTCTTTCCGGAGGTATGACATTCTGCCGGACAAAGGCAAGGTGTCGGCCCGGCAGGCCAGAGCGAAGGCCGAAGCGGAGTATGACCTGTTCAACCCGACCCAGAAGATCGTGTCTGACTTTGACCGGACGATCCGCCAGATGAAGGAGAAAAACTGATGGAACACTGGGCGGGCCGGTGGAATAAACAAAAAACGCCCCCGGTGCTACCAACACCGAGGGCGTGCAGATCAGACTGCCCAGAGGGCAATACAGACCGAACAACTGTATTCTACCACCTCCGGTCAGGCTTGTCAAAGTGTACCCATGGAGGTGCATTTTATGGGAAAACGGACCAACACGGCAGCCTGGCTGCCGAATCAGCAGCGCTGGCAGATCAACGTCCAAAAGAATGGTGTGCGCAGATCCTTTACCAGCTCAAAGCCCGGCCGCACCGGCCAGCGTGAAGCCAATGCAAAGGCGGACGCATGGCTGGATGACGGCATCAGCAATACTCGGATGCTGGTAGAAGCAGCCTATCCGCAGTGGATCGGCGAGCTGAAATTGACCACCAGCCGCTCCAACTGGGAACCGATCCAGAGCCGGTGGAACGTCTGGGTGCGTCCAGTCATTGGCCGGAGGCGTGTGGGAGACCTGACGGAACAACAGCTGCAAGCCATCATCAACAAAGGATTTGCAGGAGGACTGAGCAAAAAATACCTTTCCAACATGTGCACGGATTTGACCATGTTCTGCAAATGGCTGCGCCTGAGCAAAATGTCCACTCTGCGGCCGGAAGAACTGCATGTGCCAAAGGGTGCACGCTCCAAGGAAAAAGAAATATTGCAGCCGGAGGATCTGCGTACACTTTTTGAGGTGGACACTACGATCCTGGACGGCAAACTGATCGAGGATCCTTATGTCAATGCGTACAGGTTTAGCGTTGTGACTGGCCTTCGTCCGGGCGAGCTGATCGGACTGAGCTGGAAGGACGTTAAGGGTGGCCGGGTGAAGATCCGGCGAGCTATAAACACCCGTGGCGAGGAAACCCACGGTAAGAACGACAACGCTGTGCGTGCCTTTGTACTCACCGATAGTGCGGCCGCTATTCTGCAGGCACAGAAAAAGCTGACAGGCGGGCAGGAAAGCGTGTTTGGCATCTCCTGTGAGGACACCTATAGAAAATATTGGCGGCGCTACTGCGAGGCCAACGGACTGCACTATGTTCCGCCGTATAATCTCCGACATACGTTTGTATCACTGGCAAAAACGCTGCCAGAGGGACAAGTCAAGCCCTTGGTTGGCCACTCCCGCCAGATGGACACGTTCGGGATCTACGCGCATCTTATTCATGGCGAGGATGTGCAGACTGCCGCAGACCTGGACAACGTTCTCAGCAGGGTTCTTGATCCGGAAAGTCTTGAGAAGTAACACATTTTGTAACACGTTTCTATTTCTCGCACCGTGTTTACGGTTTCCTTCCCGGAGAAGTGGATTTCGGAATTTAACGGAAGTACGTTGGATATGTATGCCGGATTTTCGCCGGAAAAGTTCTGAACCGGGTTCGACCCCCGTCGGCGGCATGAAGAAAAGCACCTGAGAACGATGGTTCTTGGGTGCTTTTTTCATACTTGCATTCCGGAAAGGGGATGATATGCACATGCTGCGGTCGAGCGGATGGAGAGGCTTTGCGGTCTGTTCACAGTTCATTCGGAAAAAGTGCTTTTTCTTTCCATGGTTTCATGCTATAATAAAAAACGATACGATCCGTGATCGTAACGGGGCAGGGGGCCGCTGGCCGTCCTGCCGGGGCAGTGCCCGCAAACTGCGGCGGGCGGGAAACAGAAAAAGAGAGGCGAATCGAGATGTTGGATATGATCAAATGCAGCACCGGCGGCGCATACTATGCCCGCGGCGAGTGGGTGCCCGCAGACGGCAATGCAGACGCAGCCCTGGCCGCAAAGGGCTTTGATGCAGCAGCCATCGCAAACGCAAAGACCGGCACCATGGCCTACAGCATTCTGCAGGCCCACAACACCAGCGGCGATGCTGAAAACCTGAAGATCAAGTTTGACGCCATGGCCAGCCATGACATCACCTTTGTGGGCATCATCCAGACGGCCCGCGCGTC